TTCTGGTTCCTGGTAGATGGAATATGTAAACGCCAGACTATGGATAAGAATGTTGATGATCTCTTTCGTTTGGCTCAACTATACAATCCACAATCTGTAGGTATTGAAATCAGTGGACAGCAAGGAGGTTTCATTCCTTGGATTCAAGGGCAAATGATGGATCGCAACTGTTACTTTACTTTGGCAAGTAGTAACAATGGAAATTCTCCTGGTATCAAACCAATTACTAATAAGATGGTTCGATTCAATATAGTTGTTCCTTGGTTTAAGACTCATCAGATGTTCTTTCCTACTGAATTGAAAGAAACCCCTTTTCTACTGGAAATAATGAATGAGTTGGAGTTAGTATCAGCAGCAGGATTTAAATCTAAAAATGATGATTGTCTTGATGGAATCTCTATGTTATCGTCGCTTACAGTATGGAGACCGTCTGAAGTTGCAGAGATGATCAAGCGTAAAGATGACATGTGGGATATGGAAGATAACAATAACAATGAATGTTCAATTAATTCTTACGTTGTATAGCGAGGTTGCCTGATGGTGTCACTACGAGAACTGTTTAGTATGTTGGCTACAGGAGAATTCTCAAACATCTCTTTAAGTCGTAATACTACAGGCAGCATTAGTGAAAGTGAGTATCCCAAAATTATAGGTCATATCAATCTTGGCTTAGTAGAAATTTATAAAAGACTTCGTCTTATGGAGAATGAAGTAACTCTTCATGCCATACCAGAAATCAGTGAATACTACTTGCGAGAAGAGCGAGTAGTTTCCCTGGCTGGTATTAGCCAAACACGTTATATTGAACAACCTGGTAACTATGAAGGTTTTTTGAATATCATTGAGATTACTAAAGTCTTTGACACTATTGGTAATGAACTTACTTTGAACAATCGTTTTAAAACTCCATCCATCATTCAAACCTCTACAGACTCTTTGAAAATTACCAAACTGGAAGAAGCTCAGACCTTCAATATTGTTTATCAAGCTCATCCTACCAAAATTATTCTAGACAGCAGCTTTGATCCAGAAGATTACGTTTTACAGATTCCCACCACTATTATTGAAGCTCTCCTCTTCTATGTAGCCTATCGAGTTTATAAACCTACCGGTGCGAATAATTCGACAGTCAATGCTGATAAGAGTGCGAGCTACCAACAACAGTATGAATTGGCTTGTCAGAAGCTGGAACTGTATGGTTTGGGTATTCAAGACTGTGATCAAGATAATACATTTGAAACCAAGGGATGGGTGTAGCTTATGGATCCTATTCACAGAGATTTAATTATATGGCGAGGTGCTTCTTTTATTGCCAAGTACATTGCTCAAAATAAAGTATATACTTATGATCCTCCTTTATTGACACCTACTATAGCTGACAATAAAAGAACTCATGAAGAGAACTTGGAATTTTATGGTTTCATTTATGAATATGTAGATTTTATTGAATCTTATGCTTCAGCGGAATTGGTTGTTATTAAACCTTGGGTACGTGATGGGCAAGCTATTGAACCTATATTGTCTCTGACTACCTCTAGTAATAATATTACTTTAACGGAAATTGAAACTATAGTCACAATAGTCCCAACTGATACTAAAAACATTATGTTTGACTCAGGAACTTACAATCTGTTACTAACTAAATTGGATGGTCAAGTAGATCTATTGGCTTATGGTACTGTGACTGTTCGAGGAGGTAAGTAATATATGGATACTGCTTATATCAATAGTGTAGGTTCAGAACTTCCAAAACTAACAAATTGGAAGAATGAGCCTACTATCGCTGATCTTAAACAGAACCTGGATGACGCTGAGATTGACCACACAAATCACCGAGCTAATGTTGCTCGTTGGTTGGAGAATCGGGCAGCCAAACGCAAGAAGGTAGAAGGTCAATCCAATGTTCAACCTAAGTTAATTCGTAAACAAGCGGAGTGGCGTTACTCCTCCCTGTCTGATCCTTTTCTCAGTACTCCTGATATCTTCAATGTTTACCCTAATACTGCAGGGGATATTAATAGAGCACGACAAAATGAATTGGTATTGAATCAACAATTCAATACCAAGATGAACAAAGTTAATTTCATTGATAACTATGTCCGTGAGGCTGTAGATACTGGATCAGTTATTGTCAAGACTGCCTGGATCTCTGAAACTGAAGAGATTACGGAAACAGTTCCTGAATACGAATATCTTCCAGATACTACAGGTAAATTAGCTGAGTACTACATGCAGCTTCTACAACTCCGATTAGAGAATCCAGAAGGATATGCTGATGAAAGTACTCCTGGATTAGACCATGCTTTGGAGATCTATCAACAGACCGGACAAGCCCTATTTGCTAAGCAGGTTGGGGAAATTGAAGTCACTAAAATAGTTGAAACCAAGAATCAGCCTGATATTGAGATACCTCCCAACGAGAACATTATTATTGACCCTTCCTGCGGAGGAGACCTTTCCAAGGCTGTCTTTGTTGGTGAGAAATTCAATTCTTCTTTGGCTGCTTTGAAGCGGGATGGCAAGTATAAGAATCTGGATAAGTTGAATACAGATGCCCTTCCTAGTCCTTTGGCAGAGCCGGATAGTCCGGTACAGCCAGATAATTATTCCTTTGGTTTCAAGGACAAGCCTCGCAAGAAGTTTGTTGTTCATACCTATTGGGGTGAATGGGATGTCGATGGTGATGGGACCACCAAACAGATCGTAGCCTCTTGGGTTGGTGATGTCATGATCCGGATGGAATTGAATCCATTTCCAGATCGTAAGCCTCCCTTCGTGGTTGCTGTTTATATGCCAGTCCGTGGCTCCACCTATGGAGAACCAGATGGTGAGCTGCTGATTGATAACCAGAACATCACCGGGGCTGTAACCCGTGGGGCTATTGATCTCCTGGCCAAGTCTGCCAATAGTCAGACGGGCATGCGCAAAGACATGTTGGATGTTACCAATAAGAGACTCTTCCTAAAGGGACAGAACTACGAGTTCAATGCTGGGGTAGACCCACGTCAAGGAGTGCATCAGCATACCTTCCCCGAGATACCTCGCTCCGTCTTTGATATGCTGGCTGTGCAGGCTACTGAAGCAGAGAGTCTGACGGGAGTGAAAGCCTACTCGTCAGGGATCAATTCTCAGTCTCTTGGTTCAGTTGCATCCAATGCGGGTCGGGCGATGGACGCAGCAGCTAAACGTGAGTTAGGAATCCTGCGGAGATTGGCTCAAGGGATCATTGAGGTTGGCCGTAAGGTCATCGCCATGAATGCCGAGTTCCTTTCTGAGACTGAAGTAGTCCGGATCACAGACCGCAAGTTTGTGCAGGTACGGCGAGATGATTTGGCAGGGAACTTTGATCTCCGTTTGGTTATCTCCACTGCAGAAGAGGATGCGGCTAAAGCCGAGGATCTGGCCTTCTTGCTCCAGACGGCTGGACCCAACATGGATCTGGATTTCTCCAAGATTATCTGGGCTGATATTGCTCGTCTGCGGAAGATGCCGGGATTGGCAGAAAAGATTGAGAAGTATCAACCTCAGCCTGATCCCATTGCTCAAGCTAAGCTGGAAAAAGAGCTGGAGCTGATGGATGCTCAAATCGAGAAGGAACGGGCTCTGGCCTTCAAACATATCGAAGAAGGTAAAGCTGCTGGTGGTCGTGGGCTTCGTGACGCTACCCAGGGAGACCTCAACCAGGCCAAGGCAGGGGAAGCTATGGCTAAAGGACGGCTGCACTCCACAGAGGCAGATAAGGGTGATCTCGACTATATGCAGGAAGCTGATGGTACGAAGCACATGCGCGAGATGGAAAAGCAGCAGGTTAAGGATAGTAATGCTTTAACTATTGCTGTGGCTAAAGAACAGGCTAAGCCGAAGAAGCCTGCAACCAAGAAATAAGATCTGCGTAGGATGAGCCTGCGCCATTATAACTCTAGCCCGACAATCGGGGCAGAGGACACGAGGAGTTTCAAATGAGTAATGCCCAAGAGATTCAACAAGTCGAAATTTCCATTGAGCAGGCTAAAGCATCGATCAGACGGATGCAGTGTTTGGATCGTCTGGAAAAGAACCCGGACTTCAAAGAGTTGATCACTGATGGTTTCCTGAAGGATCATGCGATTCGTCAGGTCATGCTGAAGGCGGCACCGCAATTTCAGGACGAGCAGCGTCAGAAAGACTTCAGTAATCAGATTGGTGCTATTGGTCACTTCCAGCAGTTCCTTTATGCGATTCGCAATCTGGGACTGAATGCGGAGAAAGCTCTGGCTGATGATGAGCAGACCCGGGAAGAACTTCTGGCGGAGGATCTGAACAATGGCTAATTCTGCAGAAGAGACTGACACTCCCAATGCATTGGATATGTCAGATGAAGAATTTATGAAGATGGATCCTTCTTCTTTTGAGGGAGGTTCCGTGGATGATGCCGATCAAGCAGGGACGGATGATGAAACTCCGCCTCCTGATAATAACTCTGCTGATGACGACGAGAAAGCCGACCCTGCAGAGGAGGCGCTAGCCGACGATAAGCAGGGTAAGGCTGACGAGTCGACAGAAGCTGGAGATAAACAAGAAACTCCTGTAGTAGAAAATAAAGAAGTTCCTAAATCTGGAACTTCTGAGTTGACGGATGCCCAGTATATTGAAATGGGTAAGCAACTCATGTCTGAGTTCAAAGCCAATGGTACTACTATTAAAGTCAAGAGTGTTGACGATGCTATACAGTTGATGCAGATGGGAGCCAATTATCATAAAAAGATGACTGGTCTCAAACCTTCTATGAAAGTATTGAAGCTTCTTGAAAATCATGGATTGATGGACGAGAGCAAACTAAACTACTTAATTGATCTTAGTCAGAAGAAACCAGGAGCCATCACTCAATTACTCAAGGATAGTAAGATTGATCCACTGAGTATTGACATGGATGCTACAAAAGAATATGTTCCACAACAACGCTCTATTAGTGATACAGAGATCTTATTGGATGAGGTGCTGGATAGTATCAGTACATCCCCATCTTATAACAAGACTCTCACTGTCATTGGAGATGAGTGGGATGCTGGAAGTAAAACCCTCATTGCGCAGAACCCGGTAGTTATTAAAACTATCAATGCGCACATGGAGAATGGGATTTATGACCAGGTGAAGAGAGCAGTCGATTACGAACGCAGTCTCGGCAAACTACAGGGCGTAAATGATTTCGAGGCGTACCAGACAGTCGGTTCTTACATGCATGAAAACAATCTCTTTGTTTCTGCCGCTGGCAAGACGACTGCTGTAACTAACCAAGCGACACCGCCAGTGATTGCTGCGAAAGCCAGTACGACCGCTGCAGACAAAGAAGCAGAACGAGCCCAACGAAAAGCCGCTGCCAGCTCATCCCGAGCGTCAGCCTCATCAGATACAAGCAAGGATAATTACAATCCTTTGAATATGTCTGATGAAGAATTCATCAAACTCAATAAACTGAGCCTTTGATCCAGAACAGGATCCAGGCTAAAGGATAACACTCATGCGTATTTATAATGATCCTGCTAATGGCGATCAATCTTCGATTGGTACTCAGCTCCGTACTGATCATATTATTAAAACTGCTCTCATCGAAGCCAAGAAGGAAACCTACTTCGGGGCTCTCGCTGACGTGACTGCCATGCCTAAAAACATGGGCAAGAAGATCAAACGTTATCAGTATGTTCCCATGCTGGACGATGCCAACATTAATGATCAGGGTTTGAATGCTGCCGGTCTTGCCGGTAACTTTGAAGCCACTTTGGTCGTCACCATGGCAGATGGTTCGATCCCGAACATCCAGCGTTCCAGCGGTGTTCCGATTGGCAACAAGGTTTACTTTACTGGTGAAGCGGCTACTGCAGCCCTGGCTTCGGATGCTTGTCGTGATGCTTTCCTGACTTGGGCTAATCAAGCTAAAGTTGCTGGTGGTCTGGCCTTGGCAGTCACTGTTGATGATGCTGGCTTTGCGACAGCAGTCAACTCCACTAACGGTACAGCTTATGCTCTCGGTTTCCGTTTTCATACCCCAGCCGGTGCTGTAGTTCAAGCGGCTCCGACTCTGGATACGGCCACTGTTCCGGCCTTTGGTAACCTTTACGGTTCTAGCAAAGACGTTGGCACTATCGCTGGCAAGCTTCCGGTTCTCTCTGAGACGGGTGGCAAGGTCAATCGAGTTGGTTTCACTCGTGTCGAACTGGAAGGTTCCCTTGAGAAGTATGGTTTCTATCAGGACTATACCCAGGAATCGGTAGACTTCGATTCGGATGCTGAGCTGGAGATGCATGTCAATCGGGAGATGATCTTCGGTGCCAATGAGATTACCGAGGACATGCTGCAGATCGATCTGCTTAATGCAGCTGGCGTCGTCTTCTATGCTGGTGCAGCAGTTTCTGATGCTACCATGACCGGGGTAACTGCTAACGGTATTACTGAAGTTACCTACGGCGATCTCTCTCGCCTGTCAGTGGAACTCGACAATAACCGTTGTCCGAAAACCACCAAGGTTATTTCCGGATCCCGGATGGTTGATACCCGCGTGGTTCGCGGTGGGCGTGTCATGTTCATCGGCTCAGAGCTCACTGAAACCGTTGAGCGTATGACTGACTACTTCGGTGCTCAGGCATTCATCTCGGTTGCTCACTATGCTGATGCCGGTGCTCCCCTGAATGGTGAGATTGGTACGGTTGGCCAGTTCCGTCTGGTCGTGGTTCCGGAGATGATGCACTGGGCTGGTGTCGGTGCAGCTGAAGGTGTCAACGCTGGTTACCGTGCAACTGGTGGCAAGTATGATGTCTTCCCGATGTTGGTAGTGGGTGATGGCTCCTTCACCACGATTGGTTTCCAGACCAGTGGGAATTCGGTCAAGTTCAACATCAAGCATGCCAAGCCTGGCTCTCCTGAGTCTTACGCCAACGATCCGTATGGCGAGACCGGCTTCATGTCGATCAAATGGTACTATGGTTTTATGAGTTTGAGATCAGAACGTATCGGGCTGATCAAAACTGTCGCCCGTATCTAAATGGTATAACCAAGGTGGCTCCCCAATCCCGGGGAGCCACCATCTACAACCTACAGTCGCCCGACACTTATAAGGGCAAGGAGTACCTCAAATGAAGGAAGATTTTGAATTGACTAACGAGAATGAAGA